CCGTAGTTCCTACGGTTCTTATATATGTTATATTTTAGGCTGACAACAACCTTAAACCTTCATTGAGTATGTTTACGGCAGCATTAATATCCCTGTCGTGATGAGTATGACAATTAGGACAATCCCATTCTCTAACAGCTAAATTCTTTGTTTCAGTATTTTTATATCCACATACTGAACAATTCTGAGAACTAGCAAAGAATTTACCCACTTTAACTACTTGTTTATCATTCCAATTAGCTTTATATTCTAACATTCTTACAAATTCAGACCACGATACATCGGATATTGATTGAGCAAGTTTGTGATTTTTAACCATATTCTTAACTTGTAAATCTTCAATGCAGATTATATCGTTTTCTCTTACTAATTGAGTAGATAACTTTTGCAGAAAATCTTTTCTCTGATTAGAGATTTTCTCAAATTGTCTTGCTATTTTAATTCTTGCTTTATTACGATTTGAACTACCTTTTGTTTTTCGAGATAATCCTTTTTGTAATTTAGCAAGTTTGTTCAAAGACTTTTTGAGATACTTAGGATTTGCTACCATATCGCCGTTACTTGTAATGCAAAATTCTTTTATTCCTAAATCTAACCCAATAACACTATTTGTTTTTTCATAAGGCTTAATTTCTACTTCTGTACAACAAAGGCTTACATAATACTTTCCACTTGGTTCTTGTGAAATAGTAGCATTTAATATTTGTCCTTGTGGTATTTGTTTATCTCTTATTTTCAGCATTCCCAGTTTAGGAAGCTTAATATGATTACCACAATACTGAATATTATTATTTGTAAAACTTGTCCTATATGAAAAATCGTGTGTCTTTTTACTTTTGAATTTAGGAAAGCCTGTGTGTTCTTTAAAGAATTTTTTATACGCATTATCAAGGTCTTTCAATGAATTTTGGAGAGCAAATTTATCAACTTCTTTAAGCCATAACAATTCTGATTTTAATTTAGTTAAATCAGCACAGCATTGATTATAACTTAATGTTTCTTTTGTTTCCTTATATAAGTCAATCCTTTTAGCAAGATAGTGATTGTAAACAAACCTTGCACAACCAAAACTTTTTGAAATAAGTAATTTCTGGCTTTTATTAGGATATACACGAAATTTATATGCTCTTTCCAAAATTCTCACCTCACTTGACTTTTTGACTTTGAATATATTTTCTTATTTGTTCCTCTGTATTTTCAGATACGGTCGCTATGAAATAACTCGGATTCCACAGATGACCACCCCATAACTTCTTTTTTAATTCCTCACCATATTGTTTCATCAATAATCTTGCTGAAACACCTTTTAATGCTTTTATCATATCAGGTACATAATGCTGTGGTGAACAATCTATAAGTAAGTGTATATGGTCTTTATCTCCGTTGCATTCTAAAATACGGAATTCATTATCTGTTGCTATTTTATTAAGGATTTCAATAAGACTTTTTTCAATCTCATCTGTTAAAACTTTATGCCTATACTTTACACACCAAACAACGTGGTATTGTATTGAATAAACATATCCTCTGCCTTTAGTAATATTCATTTTTATCACCCGAGAACAGTATAACATATGTGATTGGATTTGTCAAGTGATTACAGGACATTTTGCTGTTTTTAATATAACATATGCAAGAACCGTAGTTCCTATTTTGGAAGTTGTCGTTCACATAAAGTTGCTACTCTCTATGCAGTTCTCTTATGAACTTCTTATGCTTTCGCATAAGCACAGACTATATCTTATCCCTCGTCATTACACGTTAGGGTCTACCCACTTCCACACGCTTGTGTGTACTTCCCTCAAGAGGAATAGTCGTTGGACTTTACCTTTCGGTCTTAGCTGCTGATTGCCCATTTCTTAGTGTTTAGGATTTAACCTTGCACCATCTATTTAATTTTTTCTACTTTCGTAACATTCACATTTATACCATTTGAGGTATGGTATTATGTTGTAGTTTAAATAGCTTTAGGGGTTTCCAGCATTTCAAGTAGTATTGGGTGTCGTAAATCACACCTCTACATACATATTTCTATATATGCTAACTATTTTGACTGTCTAACTCACGACTAAAGTCACGAGTATGCGACAGTCATTTTAATCAAGAATTGGATATATTTCATTCTCATTGTTGTTGTATATCCAATTTTCAAAATTTTCATAAAATGAAAGATTTTCAATGCATTGATTTACATCTGCACTGTATGTCTCTCGGCTTGCGAATATAAATATTAATTGTTTTATACTGCTACCATCAGTATATTGTTTGTATATTGGTGTACTTGGAACTGACTCAATGTCATACGCTACGGCTTCATTATTGAGAAAATCTACAAGCAAATAGCCATCTTTTAGCTGTGGGAACTTCATTATATAATCTCTTACGCTATTAATTATGCTCATTTAAAATTTTCCTTTACTTTTCTCAATATTTCGTCTTTATGGTCAGCTTTCATTCGTTCAAGCCACAATTTTCCGCGCATTCCACCTGATTTGCCTTTATTTGTATAATATTCTTTTCTTGCTGTAGGTTCTGTATTGACGATTACTCCAGCATTTTCGATTTTATGCGAATGGCTCATTTTTCCATAGTTAGCATATATTGATTTGGCAATAGGGGTGTAATCAGCCAGTCTCTTAACTACTTCATTATCAACGCAGCTTTGAGCATTCTGGAATTTTTTACTTGCTACCGCATTAAATTTATTATGAAATATCAGCCCTGTGAAATTCAGCATTATTCAGCCTCCACTTCTATGTGTCGTACCATTGATGAGCCATACCGTAAATCTTTGACCGTAGCTACGGTCAATGCACTGGTAGGTGGTTGTTCTTCTTGAATTATAGCATCAACAATACGGTCGTCAACCTTTGGAACGTATGATACAGATGATTCAGGAATTGAAACAAAAACAGAATTTTTTGACGTTCTATCTTTTCCCCCTGATTCACTGCGTGACGGCTGCCAATATATTTTTCCTGTTTCGTGCCTTATATATGTAGGTGCACGATTTTGAATTGTTTTCTCATATATTGTACAACCATTTCTATTCGTAAACATATTACACCCCACTATAAGTCAATAGCACCATAACGTTGACGTATAATTCCGAGGTCTTTTAGTTCGTTGTTTAAGAAATATAACGATTGACCTGCATTCAAATACGTCATTGAAATGTTATACGCTCCATTTGTTTCCGAATTTTGAGAAACTGCGGAAGAAGTGGATGAAAGGCTATCAATCGCACGGATAACAGATTGTACAACAGCATTTTTTACTGCTACAGAAAGGTCATCTCCTGTAGTTGTATCAGATATATTTTTATCAATGTCAATGCCATATTTCCTTGCTATTATTCGTATTTTAGACGATGCTGTCTGAATCAGAATCTCCGCAGAAGCCTGCTCCTCCGCCGTCAGATTTTTCCCGATTGCAATTATGTCGCTTACTGTCGCATAGTTTGCCGTCACCTTCGGTCACTTCCTCCCATTGTGGTGCAATGACAATGGACGGCACATCAATAGCAGCCCCTGTCTGCACATTTATGTATCTATTCATTTGCATTAACCTGCTGATGCAACAATACGAGCAAAGCTTGTCGGGTCAAGAATACCCCAGCCAATATATGCTTCAGCTCTCAGGCATATTTGATTTGAACCTTTGAGGTCAATACCTGTATTATCAGGGTCGCCATACTGAATGATTTCTATCGGAATATCTTCTGAATATCCCCATTTGAACGCATTTGAGAAATCACCTATTATAGCACGGTCAAGGTTTGCACCAAAAGATACAGTACCATTGACATCAGATGGAACACCACCGAATGCCGCAGGATTTCCACCAAATCTAAATTCAGGATACATTGAAACGTGTTCAGAGCCAGTCTTCATTGAGCCAAGAGCTGAACCAAATTCAGGCGACATTGCTATGCCTGTAATTGTTCCGTCAGAAGCCTGAATAAGCGTAGCAGCAGCGTCAATATTATCATCTGGTGAACTTGCATTATAAACTACAGTCTGTGATACAACTGAGTCGAAATAATTAGTACCAATGATATCAGTTGAAGCCGTACCTGTCGCAGGATTTACACCATGTAATGCCGCAATATCCAATGCTCTTGCCATTTTTTTAGAAAATCCGTCTGTGAATGTTTCAAGATATGGAATTTGTTTTTCTTCTGCCAGCTTTATGAACTCATCTGTAATACGGTGCTGATATACAAACTTTATAGGCTTAATTGTAACTTTTCCGAAATTTGCTTTCCCAGCTGGTTTTTTGCCACTTTCGCCTACAATAGCCGCTTCTCCGTCCATCGTAAATGTAAAATAATCGTTTCCTGCAAATGGAATTGCAGACATTGCGCACAATTTTGCAAGTGACGAATGTCCTTTAACTTTGCTGAATGTTTCCTTTACAAGTTCCGGAGTAAAAAGTGTGCTTGATGATGTTATTGTTGCCATATATTATTCTCCTTTTAAATTTTGCAGCATTGATTTGTATGCCGCTGTTTTAGAATCTGATGGTGGTACTTCTGACTTGAATTTAGGCGAAAAATGTGTACCAGATACAAATTTAGAAATCTTTTCAGCATCTTTTTTTATATCTTCTTCACTTTCTCCAGAAAGTCTGTCAGCCATTTCAAATGGAATATTGTACTCATGTGCAATTTTTGTTTTTACCGATGCGATTTCGTATGCTTTATTTTTTGCAGTTAAATCAGAAATTGATGTTCTATTTGCTTCGAGCTTTTCATTTAGTTCATCAATCTGTTTTGTAAAGTCAGATGACTTTTTTGTAAAATCATCGGGAGAAATGAATCCCTCAAATTTCTTTTTCACTTCTGCTGTTACAGAACGTGTATTTCTTTCAATCCTGTCCTTTATTGCATTGTCAAATTCTTCTTGTGTTTCAATTGCTGTAAAATCGCTCATAGCGACCGTCCTTTCCCCACTTAACCCTGTGGTATAGGTTTAATACTGTATTATCTGTTTCTTTTTCCCCTTATAGTTTGCACATCCCCAGTGTGCAAGTGCAACAGCATCAAGCAATGAAATATCAGCACCCTCAAGCACTGAGTTATAGCCAAATCCACCACCTGAGCCAATTGCTCTATGTTCACAATTAGAGATTGCCTGTTCAAGTGCAGGCTGGTCTGCATGACGTATAATGTTGCCGAAGAGATTTGATTCAAAAAGTGAATTTGCTTCAATTACCTCACTAACCTTTGGCAAAATGATTTCACATTTGCACTCTGCCTGCTCAATATCAGACTTTAGTATTGTTTGTCCACCTGCACCATCAATGATTACAGTATCGGCATGACAATTACGAAGAAATCCAATTATCCACGCATTATTGTTTCGTATTGGTTGGCAGTCAATGGCTTCAACAAATATTTTTTCATCTGCAAGCCGTACCGCTACAGCTAATGAAACATTTGGCGTTGATTTTGAATATTTTACCCCGAAGAATAATGCATGATTTTCAGACAATTTAGGACTTGATTGGATATTTTCATTCATGACTTTGGCAAAAGCACAAGGCAAGATTTGAATAAGCTCACAATCAGTTAAAGCTTCAATGTAAATCTGAACCTCCCACGACTAAAGTCGCAGGGTTCTTGCTTCATAGAGTATTGCTGTCTAACACAGTCTTATGCACTCTCCACAAGCTATCCCCGTAGTTCCTACGGTTCTTAT